AGTTATGCCCTATTCGGGCCGTGCGATCAATACTTGGGTTTGGGCTTAGAGGTCGGCTTCGGCTTCTTTTTTGAACCAAACATGGTTTGCTCCTTAGTACTTGGTTGAGAGTTTCGGGTTGTCTCGGAAATACCGCCGGATGCGCTTCTGCGCCTCGGGCGTGTTCTGCAGGAGGTTGATCCCCTCCTCGCGCAGGATCCGCTCGATCTCGACGTTTGGAATGGATCCCATCTTTCGCCAGGTTCGGCCCGTGGACCAGCCTGCGTTGCCCATGCTGCGCTCGTGCGCGAGCTCCTCGAGCAGCGGCTCAACGTCCTCGGTCTTGCGGATCAGAAGCTTCTGCTCCTTCCAATCCCAATGCTCCTCGACAAGCTGACCCGTGAGAGGGTCGATGTACCTGGTATCAGGCAAGGTCTTCCGCACCCTTGGAGCGGCGCGTGGAGGCCTTCGCAACGGCCGTCACGATCGCCGTAGCGGCCTTCTCCATGGCAGCAGTCTCGATGGACTGGCGCGGCGGGCCCATGTCAGGCACCGGAGAGAGTTCGGCGTCCTTCGGTGCCTCGACTGCATCACCCACGCCAACGGCGAAGGCGGCCCAGTTCTTGTCGACCTCGATGACCGAGCCCACGCCCCAGAACACGTCTGCGTAGCAGTTGGGCTTCTTGAGAATGACTTTCATGGTGCAATGGTCTCCATAAGTTTGTTTCGCTTTTTGAGATTTTCCGAGCCGCGTATTACTCGGAGGTTTGCCACCACATGAAGACCGGAGACCAAATGGTGCTTTAACGGCACTATGTGGTCTACGTGAGCCTTCACATGCGGGAAAATTCGATTGATGAGGTCGCGGTCTTCATAGATGCGCGAAATCAATTCTCTTTCATGCTCAAAGCACCGCACTGCGCGCAATCTTCTTTGAGCTTTGTCTGGGTTGCGAGCATTCCATGCCAATGACACCTTTAAAAGGTGCTTCTTTTGGCATTCGCGGCAACGCCGCTGGCGGCCATTTTTCTGAATAGAAGCCCCGCAATCGATGCAGCCGATGACCTTTAGCGGAATACGCTGTTGGCGCATGTTTTTGCGACGCGCTTGCTTGCAGTCGGCGCAAGCAACCTGGCGTGCTCCGGTGGGGCGATACTCGGTTGAGCACGTCACGCAGATCTTCAGCGATCGAGGATAATTGCGGTCGGCGTAGGCCATATCTTCCTCTGTTAGAAGACGCCGGGCCGAAGCCCGGCGCCCGTTACGCATTACGACAGGGCGGAAATAATTCCGTGAGCCTTCTGATTGCCCACCTCAAGGGTGCCCTCGTACTGGATCAGGCGGTTCTCGGTGTGACCCGTGCGGGCCAGCTCGAGCTGCCTGGTCGGCTGAAGATCACAGATCTTCACGTACTCGGGATCGATGAGGATCATCGAGGCGGCGTTGGAAAAGCGATCAGGAATAATTTCAATCATCCCGAATTCGCTTTCATAGAAGTCGACCGCATTCACGAGACGCTTGCTGTCGGCTTCCTTGTACTTGGTGGCGTAGCCATTGAACGTCTTCGAGATCGTGCGCTTCACGCCCGGACCAACGATGCCGTACTTGACCTCGCCGCCGTTGGTCCAGCAGGACTGAACGACGGTGTTGAGCATGTCCTCGCTGATGGTGCGAGCGGTGCCCGGCGTATGCGCCGCGTTCGGATAGCCGTCGGTCGTGCCCGAAAGCGTCGGAGCTGCACCACCGGCGCCGCGAGAGGCGTTGGTGATGAGCCAGGCCTCGAGGCCGGCGAGCTTGCGGGTCGTCGCGCCCACGGCAGCGCCGGGGTTGGCGGCGACGTTCGCCAGCATGATCGTCTCCTTGTCGCGCTTCAGCTCCTTCAGCTTGTAGGAGATCTGCTTCGCGATTTTTTCGACGTTCGCGGCGCCGTTCACGCGCTGGCTGGTGTCCGTCACCTTCACGACCTTGTCCATGATCTGCGTATAGTTCGCCATACGCAGGGCAGTGACGGGCGTGTCGGCGGCCGGGGCATCCTCGCCTTCGGGCACGGCATTGTTGGCGTCCACCGCGCCGAGCTCCACAACGGGCCACTCGTGCTTGGTGTTGGTGCAAGAGCCCTTGCCAGCAATGCTGCTGATGAAAGGCGTCTCGGTCGGGCTGATCATGTTCTCAGCGTCGGTCAGATCCTCGCGGATCGTCTTGCTGTCATAGGTTTCAAGGGCTGCGGCTGCTACGGCCATGTTCGTATTCCTTAAGCTCGCTTGCGCGACACCAAAAGCGTGGCGGCGACATCGTCGGGTTTGCCACTCTTCTTCGCGCGGTTGATGAGTTCAGCCCTGAGCTTCTTCTCGGAGCTCTGAGCCGGTTGAGCAGTTCCAGGCCGGATGAGCGTCTTCGGCCTCGGCTGATCGCCGGTCGGCCTCTTCAGGCGGGCCTCGGTCTCAGCCATCTGTTCCCGCCGCCAGGCGAGTTCAGCGAGGATGAGAACAGGCACATGGCCGTCGAGAGCATTAAGCTCGTCGTCGGTCACGCCATAGCTCTGTGCCACCTCGCGGATCTTCCCCATAACTACAGGAGCTTTCTGGGGGTCGGCGAGGGCCGGCAGTTTTTGCAGAAGAGTGCGGGTTTCCTCCTCGACGCGCTGCGCTTTGCGTTGGGCCTCAATCTGGGCCTGCTGCGCCTGCTTCGCGGAGATCTCCTGCTGGATCTTCTGCGCCTTCTCCTGGGCATCGATGAGCTCGATCCGCTTCAGCGCATAGGCTTGCGGGTCACGGGCCCTGAGTTGCTCCAGGTCAATCTGTGGATTTGCGAATTTGTTCCAGACCTCTTGAATGGCCTGGAGGTGCTGCACTTGGTGCTCGAGCGCAGCGTAAGACTGCTGCGCGATCTGTTCCTGCTGCTTGCGGTACTCGACCGCCTGCTGCACCTGTTTCGCGATGTATTGGGTGCCGGAATAGCTCTGCTTCAGCTCGCGGAGCGTGACCTCGGCCGGCTGGCCGTCGACGACGACCTCGACGGTGTAATCGTCCAGGTTCTCGGGCACCGCCTGCTCAGGCTGTTCCTGCTCTTCCGGGGCCTCTTCCTCGGCCTCGGCGGTCTCGGGCGCTACCTCACCGTCTGCGGGCTCGTCATCGGCCTCCGCGGCCTCCTGCTCGACCGGGGCGAAGCGCCCGTCCGCGCCCCTGGATGGAGAACCAGGAGAACGTGCAGGCGCCTCGCCGCCGGCCTCGCTCGCCGCCGGGGCAGCGGCAGCAGGCGACAGAATGGCGTTAATGACCTCAGAGCTTTCCGCGTCAGGCGGCATCCAGTTTCTCCATTGTGAGCTTGTTCAAATGCGCCTGAAGCCGGCCCCGCAGTCGTGCGAGGGCAATACGCTCGGCGCGCAAGGCGTCTGCCTTGACGGGGTCGAGGCAGTCCGCGATCTCGTCCGCCAACTGGCGGCGCAGCTCGTCGACGGCCTCGTCAAAATGCGGCTGGTCGAGGGCCTGCTTCAGCGATTGAAGCTGTCGGAATTCGCGCTCGCCCATCATTGCGGCATACCCTGCGGCACCGGCTCAGGACGGCCGGGGTAATTGCGTTGCGCCGCCTGCTGCGCTGCAACAGCGGCCTTCGCGGCTGCGTCGAGCTGCACTTGCTGGGCTTTGATGGCGAAATCGGCGTCGGCCAGGTCGCGCTGGCGATCGTCGTCCATACGCGCCTTGACCATGTCGGTGGCGAGCTGGGTCTCGAGCTTGGCCTGCTCGATGGCGCCACGCTGCTGGATCTCGGCCGATTTGATCTGCATCTGGGCCTGAGCCTTGATCTGCTCGGCCTGCACGAGGCCGGCGCTGGGATCGGGCTGCTGGCTGGCCTGAGCCTGCATCTGGCGCATCTGAGCCGTGATCTGCTGCAGCATCTGCTCGGGCACGAGCGGCAAATAGTCCGCGACGTTGCGGATGCCGGCCAGCTTGAGCTTGTCGGAAATGGATTTGCGGAGCTGCTCCCAGCCCGCGATCGGGTTGTCGAGGCCGAGCATGCCAATGATCTGCTGCTGGACCTGAGCCACCTCGGTGAGGGCCATGGCCTTCTCGCCCACGCGCCCGTTGCCGAGGCCCACGTTGACGTTGATGGTCACCTGGTCGTGCCAGAGGTCGGGCCTGACCTCCTCGAACCCGGTCATGGTGCGAACCGACTGCGGCCCGCGCATCTCGTACATGGCCGTCCGCAGGATGCAGAGGAACAGATCCGTGACGCCTGTCTCGGCCAGGTTCCGGGCCATCATCTCGATGCGAGCGTCAGAGCCCTGCACCATGGCGCCGGCGGCCTCCTTGGGCGTTGACTGCAGCACGTCACCGGAAAGGCCCTGCGAGAGCTTGGTAACGCCCGAGCGGGCCTCGGCCACGGCCTCGAGGTACTGCAGCACGGGCAGCGTCTGGCCGGCGACGAAGGGCGTCGTCAGCTCCTCGATCATGCCCGGCGCCTTCGTGCGAACGATCGAGCCGATCTCGCCATTGATGAGATCTTGAAGGTTGACGGCTTCCTCGACCGCGGCCGTGCGCGGGTTGTTCACGAGGCCGGTGTTGTCGATGATCGACCGAAGCAGCGCCGTCTGCGCGTCCTGGTCCTGCATCAGGTCTTCCGCCAGGCAGATGGGGAAGAAGCGATGGGGCTGGAGCTCGGCCTTGAACACGGCCAGCGGGATGAAATTGGCCGGCTCGTCGATCACGATCCTGTAGCCGGTGCCGACCGTGATCAGGTGGCGCAGCTCGGGGATGCCATCGCCATCGGCGTCGAGCCGGATCCAGGCCTCGCAGACGAGAACCTCGCGGCTGAAGGCGTCGGCATTGTCGACATCGCCCTCGGGGTCGACGCCGGTGCGAAGATGCGCCTCGGTGTCGAGATCCGGGTCACGATCGGCATCGGCCAGATCCTCGAGCGTGAGGCCCAGCGTCTGGATGGCCTCCCAGACCTCCATGTTGATGGCCGTGCCAACAACGCGAGCGTCCTCGAGGCGGGTCGCATTGCGGCTGATGAAGAAGCTCTCGGGCGGCACCGGGTCGAGGTGCCACTTGTTGCGGAAGCTCTGCTTGGTGAGCACGACGCCATAGACCTCGCCCTGCCCGTCCGGGGCCGGCATGGGCGGCGTCTGCTCGGTGATCATTTGCGTCTCGTCCGTCTGCAGCATCTGAAGCTGCTCAGGCGTCACGAGATCCTCGAACGTGTGGACGGCCACCGGCGTGCGCTCGAGGCTGACCTTGATGATGCCCACGCGCGCCTTGAGCGCATCGGTGCAGGCCTGGATCAGAGCCTGATAGCCGCCGAACTTGTGGAAGACCTGGTTCACGAACAGCGTCTGCTGCATGCAGATCGTCTCGTCGGCCTCGACCTCGGAGGTGAACTCGGCAATCGTGTCGGATTGCGTGAAGACGCGCGCCAGGCTTGGCAGCACGCTCTTGACCGCGTCACGCACGCGGGTGACGACGATCTTCGACCGGCCCGGCACTTGCTGCACGGCCGTCTTGCCGCGGTAGTAGGCATCGGCCTGCTCGCGCCAGGGGGCGATGTCCTCGTCGATGAACTCACGCGCGTCGAAGATCGCGTTCTTGACGATCGCCTGGATGTTGTCCTGCTCGAGGGGGCGCAACGTTTTCGGTGACTTGAACATTAGGCGACCCCCGCGCCGGCGCGAGCCAGGGGCTTCGACCAGTCCGTTTTGGTGTTGATGTTGCTCGCGGCCGCGCCCATCACCATGTAGCGAACGGCATCGGCGCCGTGGCTCGCCCAATCATGCAAGGGCTGCGGCTTGGATGTCTGAAGCCTGTCAGAGAACTCGCTGCGGTACGAACGCAGGCAATCGAGCAGACGCTCGCAGCGTTCCTCGTCGATCCACATTTTCGGCAGCGCCATGCGGACTGCGTGGATCCCGTCCTCGACGTGATGGTTGGGCACGACGCTCGTGCGAAGGCCGCGCTCTTGGAAGAACTGAAGCCGGCTCTTGCCCGTCTGCAGCTCGCGCTGCTTGGCGTCGTGCGGCAGATAGTGGAGCTCGACGGCGTAAGGCAGGCCCTTGATCCAGTCGACGTAATGCGAGAGCGCCTGGCCGCTGTTCTCGTAGTAGGCCAGGACATGCCACTCAAGTGCCACGCGCTGGAACACGACGATCGACGTGTTGTCACCAACGCCGAGATCCCAGGCCGCAGCGACCGGCGCCTCGCGGTCATAGGGCACGCGGCCGATGCGGCCCTCGTTCTCAGCCTCGACGATGTCACGCCCGTAGTAGCTGCCCTCGGTCAGCACCTCGTAGCCGCCACCCCAGACGTGCTGCGCTTTGATCGGGTCTTGGATGTAATCGAAATTCTTGTCGCGCACGGTCTCGGGCGAGAGGAAGGGGTTGTCCTTCCAGCCAACCTCGACGGCGATTGCGTCGGGGTTCTTCGCAGGCCCGCGGAAGAACACGTCGACGGGGTCTGTCTTGTGACGCGGGTTCCAGACGTAGATCTGCTGCGAGCCGGCCTTGCGGATTGTGGGGCGAAGGTCGTCGAGCGATTTCTGGGAGAGCGTCTGCGCCTCCTCCACCCACACGATGTCGATGCCCTGCATCGACTTGACGGCCGAGCTGTTTGTCGAGCGCATGCCCTTGAAGACAATCTCGGAGCCATTGGCGCCGCGGATCTCGGTCTCGAGGATGGTGAAGCGATCGGACAGGCCGAGCTCGGCAATGCGCTCGCTCAGGAGCTGGTGGACGCTTTCCTTGATCGAGGCCTGGATCTCACGCACGCACAGCACGCGCGTCGGCTTCTCGAGGCAGCGCAGCAGCACGTAGGTCGCCACCGCATAGCTCTTGCCGCCGCCGCGGCCGCCGTAGAAGCCCTTGTAGCGGTGCGGGCTGAAGAGCGGCTCGATCAGCTTCTCGGGCATTTCGACGGTGAGCTGGCGCGGCGCGTCGTAGGCCATCAGACGAGGCTCTCCTCGTCACTGGGCCGCGCCGGCGCGACGATGATCTGCATCGGCGGGAGCGCGGCGCCGTCTGGCCCTGTCAGCTCACTGGTTACCTTGTCGCCGTAGACTTTGGGCCTGAGCTTACCGGCGGCCCATTTCCGGGCGTCGATGCGGACGCGCGCCACGTTCGGATCCGGTTCTGTGTCGGCTATCGCGACGATCGCATCGGCGAACGTGTCTGCCTGATCCTCTCGCGCGCGGGCGTACTGGTCGCGAAACTCTGAGTTGCTCTGCAGCCACCGCAAAACGGTCGCCTTATCCGGCATGTGCTCGTCATCGCAGATGGCCCGAAGGCTTTCGCCGAGCGCGATGCGCTCGCAGAGCTCCTCTGCGATTTCCGGCGTAAGCTTAATCCGCCCTGCGGGCATTGGTCCCTCATCGGTTGAACCGCTCCGAGCGACCTGGCGCCGTGGACCTACACCAGGGCACCCGAAGCGGCATGAGGATCGTGTAACCTATTTTTGGATCACGCGAAAGAGAAAATATCGATACATCAGTGGGTTAACACAAGCTTGTGTCGATCGACCAGCCGCGGGCCCGTTTTAGTTTTGCCGCCATGTCGTGCAAAACATCCCGCGACACTTTTCTGAAAAAACCCTCCCGCAAAGCATCCCATCACCACGCCATCCCACCTATAGGGGTGGTGGGATGTCGCGGGATGGCTTTTGGCATCCCATGGGATGCGTCGCGGGATGTCGCGGGATGTGGGATGATTGTGCGCCACCGCACAATTTACCCATCCCGTGACATCCCACGGGATGCTCGCGGGATGTCGCGGGATGCTCAATCCAGCACCCGATAGACGTGCTCGGCATCTTGCCCGATCACGTCCGCCTTCTTAAGCGCGGCAATCGCTCTGGCAATCCGACCTCTTGAGCGCCACGCTTCGACGCCCTCGGCAGTCTTCATCTCGACGACGCGCGCCGTCAAAGCCGCCCGGTGGACCCTGGCGTCGGCCAGCTCGAACTCGGCGAGGGCCTCGAGCACGGCCGCCTCCCAAGCACCTAAAGGCCTCCGCTCCTTCATCTTGGCGCCCCTGCCCTGAGCCGGCGCGTCGGCCTCGAGGATGACGCACGACGTGATGGCCTCTCCATCCTCGTCCTCGCCGACCTCAACCTGGCCGAGGCTGAAGCCCCACTCGGCCTCGTCATCGCCGTCCTTCTGCTTCGTAGTGCGGATCCACCTCTTCTCCTCGAGGCGCAGCACCTCGAGCTCAAAATCGGCGGCAGCGCGGATGCCTGACCAGCCGCGGGCGCCCTTCGATGCGTCCTTGCCCGAGTGATGCACGAGAACGACGACGGCGCCCGTCGCGTGGCCGATGGCGCGGGCATTGGCGAGAGCCAGGCCCATGTCCTCGCCGCTGTTCTCGTTGGCGCCTGCCGTGACCTGGGCGAAGGTGTCGAACACGACCAGGTCAGCCTTGCCGATGGCCTTCACCATGTCCTTGATGTCGATTTTCTCAAGGAGGTTCGGCACGCCATGGATGACGCCGAAATCGATGGCGGCAAGGTCAACGCCTGCCTGATGCGCGTAGGCCTTGAGGCGGTTGCGGAAGCCGCCCCCGCCCTCGGCCGCCACATACACAACCCTGCCCTGCTGCACCTTGCGGCCGCGCCAGGGGATGCCGCGGGCCACCGCCATGGCTATGTCGATCATCACGAAGGACTTGCCGCTGCCGCTCTCGCCGAAGACGACGCCGAGGTCCGCCTTGGGCAGCACGTCCTTGATGATCCACCGGGGCGCCGGCCTCTTGATGAACTCGCCGGCGGGAATGACCTCAAACCGGGCCGCCCGCTTCACGGCCTCGTGATCGACGCCCAGATCCTCGAACTCGTCGATCGTCGCCACCGGGCCCCCGACGACCGCGCCGGCGGCAGCGGCCAGCTTCTTGAGCGAGCCGATGGTAACGCCGCCACGCTGGCCGAAGGATCTCCATTTCTGCTCGAGGGCCTCGCTGCCGGGATACTTGGCGCCGGCAGAGCTCCACTCGTCCCAGAGCTCGAGCCCATCGCCGCCGAACTCAGCCTCGAGGGCCATGCCGATCGTGAGCCAATCGTCGTAAGGCATGTCGGGGTCGAGAGCCTCGAGCCAGGCCTTCACCTGGTCGAGGCTGTAACCCTCGGGGCCGGATGGGGCCTTGTCGCCCGCAGACGTGCCGTCAGGGAAACGCTCCCGGTAGACCTGAAGCACGGCCTCGGAGATCTTCGCGATCGTGTCGAGAGGCGCATCGGGCAAGGCATTGCCGGTGAACGTCACGAACCCGTTTCGCGAGAAGGTCTCGAAACCCCACGGCCAGCCCTGCGACTGGTGGGATTTCCGGTTGCGGAGCACGCCGAAGAAGAAGGCATGCACGCCGTTGCCGGATGGAGAGAACTCGGCGTAGGTGCCGGCGTTCAGATGCTCGACATCCTCGGGCGCGGCGTTGTCGTAATCGACGACGGTGACGCCCCAATCCTCAAGCGTGGCGAAGCCTATGCCGTCGAAGCCCTTGCGGATGGATGCCGCCTTCGCGGCCTCGAACGAGACCAGGCGGGCTTTGTCGTCAGGCGTGCCGTGGCGGCGCCGCGGCGAGCCGTCTGTGTAATAGGGCACCTTGCGGGGCTTGGG